ACGGAAACCGGAGGCGTGATCTTGATTGCGGATTTGGTTGTCCCACTGGTGACTTCGCTTGTGATTGTGTCTTTTTCGCCCAGTATCTTGATGAAGAACCTGCGAAGCGACGGATTCAATATTTCATTCATATTCCATGACATATAAATTTTCTCCTTTCAAAGTAGCCGGGCATGTTTCAGCCCGGCATTGGTTCCTTTGGTGTCATCGATTCCTACGAATCTTTCAGTCCGGTGATTGTTGCGTGGTACTCTTCAGGCCCGAAGTCAACTCCTGCGAATGCGATGAACTCGCCCGCTGTGGTCCCGGCTGTTCTGGCAAGGTCGTCGTATCTGACGGCCTGACCCTTGTTCAGCAGGAATACAGGATAGCAGAAGTTCATGTCTGCGATGAGCAGTGTCGTGGTCGGTACGAACGGGTCGTATACGACGTTCATCTGGCAGAACGGTGTGATGATGCTTGTGACGTTGGTTCCGCCGACTTTCCTGTCCTCCGGTGCATAGCCGTATATGTCGTTCAGCGCGTTGATCTGCCATGCGTTCGCGAAGATAGTCATGTTCTCGAACACGGCTCCGTTTGCGGCCATCTCCTTGCATTCCGCATCGATCATGGCCTTGGTGAGATATGCGGTACCGGCGGCCAGTGTGTTCGTGGTGCATCCGGTGATGATGCCCTTGGTCTGCGCGGCCGTTGCGTTGGTCGCGGCGGCGGCGTATGTTCCGGTCAGGAACGACAGCTCCATGTCGGTCGCCATCTCCTTGAGCGCGGCCATCTTCTGGAACGCGAACTCGTCTTTCACTGGCTGGTCGCCGATTGCGGCCAGCGTGGTCAGTTCGCCCCATGCGGCCTGACGCAGGTCGGATACCTCCACCCTCTCGCGGAAGATCATGACGGTGTTCACGTCGATTCCACGGGCGCGGGTGACGGCCTGCGCCGCAGCGTTCAGCTGTGCTTCGGTATAGGCCGGGATGGCGGCGCTGTTCAGGGAATAGGGCTGTGCCATCGGGTAGATCATGGATTTCGTGATCTTGGATCTTGCTCCGCCCATGCCGCCGATCATGTTGAGGAACGGTGTGCGGACGTTGCCGACGAGGAAAAGCTCGCCGAGGTAGTTGAATGTAGTATCGCGGTCAGTTAGTGCCATTTAGTTTATCCTCCTATTATTTTCTTGAATCGTTCAGTCTCTCCTTGATTGCAAATAGTCTCTGTGTGAGCATGCTGTCTCTCGGGTTCGCCAGCGCCGCCTTGTACGCGTCGGCATATTCCTGCTCGATGGTCGGCGCTGTGCCGGTTCCGGGCGGGTTCGCTCCGGGCTGTTTCTGCCCGGCCAGCTTGATCGCCGGGAACTCCGCTTCGAGTGCGGTTATCGCTTCCTTCAGTCCTGTCACCTGCCCGTCGTCGGTGATCGTCACCTTGGAACGGTCAAGCAATCGCTCTATCAGTTTCGGATCATAGCCATCCAGCCCTTTGATCTCCGCCGATATCAACCGATCGTTTGCTTTCTTCATGGTTTCGTTCAGCTTGTTCGCCTGCGCCTGCTGGTATGCGGTCAGCTTCGAATCGTCCAGTTCGTCTTCGGGGTTCAAACCGATGAATGTCTTGAACTTCTCTTTAACTGCCTTTGCATCGTCCTCTGCCGCTTTCCGTGCAATTCGGTTCTCCTTGGCCTCTTCCCGGATGGTTTTCACGTAATCCTCGGAGAATGTCTTTCCGGTCGGAATCGGTGGATTAATGGCGGCCGGATCAGGGTCGCCCTCTGCGAATAGTTGCAAATTGATTTTTTTAAGCATCTGCTTATTCCTCCTTGGCCATCAGGCCTTGATGTATCGGTTTTATGACGCGATCAGGTCGTGGATTTTAATTGTTTTATTATTTCGAGTAATTCAGAATTGAAATCGTCAATTATCAACTGCGGCTCTGATTCTTTGATATCGCTCATTGCCCGCCCTCTTCACCGCCCTGAACGCGCTGAACGTCCGGGGCGTTTCATCTGGTGCTTTCATCAGGGCGTCCTGCCATTCGTTACGGTCCGTTCTTCTTTGCTGCTTTATGGCTTGGTCTTTGTTGTACGCGTCAATAGATGCCTGTTTCTTCTTATCGACTTCGAATGGTCTGTTGCTGTCCTTGCGCACCTGTTCGGCGTTGTCGTCGTATTCGGGTACGTACGGCATGGCGACGTGGGTGCAGTTCGGATGTATCGTATTATTTCCCTTGAACACGATGCTCAACGGCGGATATTCCGTGCTGCTGCCCGATATCGAATACACCCGGCCCTCGTAGACCGAGCAGACCGGACACGAACTGAAGTGCTGCGATATCTTGACAAGGTCGCCGCCGTTGTCCGTGACCGCTTGAATCGCGCCGGTGTTGGTCGCCTCGCGTGTCGTCGTCCTGGATACCATCGATGCGTACACGTCCAACTCGATTGCACGTCCGTTCTTGTCTACGATGGATTGTATTCCTCGGTCCGTCATAATCTGCATCAGGTTCGCGCGTATCTGTTTCACGGTGTCGCCCGATGCGATGCCCTGCGACGCCGCCTGCAATCCGGCCTGCCTCAAATCGTCCGCTATCCGGCGTCCTACGAATCGGTTTGCGTCCAGCAGGCTGTCCGTGGCGTTGTCCACCAGCGTCTTGATTGCGTCGTTGTTCGGCGGAACGGTGTTGAACGGTATGCCCTGCTTTCGGTACTCGTCATAGGCCTGTTCTATTCCGGTTCGGTACGATGTCGGTATCTCGTCGGCCGCCCAGCGCCGGGCGTATTCGTCCAGCGCGGCGAGTTCCGCATCCACCCCGGCCAGTATCCGTCTGCGGTAATAGGTCGAGTTGCCCCGCGCCTGCTGTTCCGCTATCAGTTTGACAAGCCGTTCCTGCGACGCCTTGTACTCGTTGATGAGTCGCTGGACGTTCTCCGGCAGTGGTTTCTTGGTGGACATAAGAATCCCTCCCTAAATCTTCAGTGTCTTTGCGAACAGGAACAGTTTCTTTCCGAACAGGTTCAACTCGATCCACGACTCCGCGAACCATGCCCCGTCCTTCGTGTATTTCTCCAGCTGGTGTCTAATCATACCCTAACCCTCCGTTTCTTCCGGTGTGACCGGCGTCTGTGATTCTTCCTGCAATGCAACCGGCGGTATGACCACCGGGTTCATTATCGACTGTTCGTCCTGTATCCGCGCAAGCTCTTCCTCGGCCTGCTTTTCCGTCATACCGTCGTACCGCATAATCGCGGTGTACTGGCTCATCGTGGCGGCCTGTCCGGTGCGGGACGCTATGATTCTGGACTCCTCCTCCGGGTCGCTCGGTATCCCGTCCTGCCATGTGATTCCGATATCATCGTACTCCAGTCGCTTTATTCCGGGTCCGCCCATCTGACTGCACAGCATGATTGCGGTCTTGAGCGCCTTGTCGAGCCGCATCCGTATCCGGTTCACCTTGGCAAGCGGCGATATCATCAGCCGTTTCAGCGCGGAACCGCTCGGGACGTTCCCGGTACTGTTTGACATGTCTCCGAACAGCGCGGAACCCATCTCGGATATCGTGTACAGCAGGTTGACAAGCCGCTCTATCTGTTTGAAATTCGCCTCGAGCTGTCCGTCCCATGTGACATAGCCCGGTTTCGCGTCCTCCGCCTCGACGATGAGGTAGTTGCCCTTCTTGAACCGCCATTCACGCGACACAGGGTTCTGCTCCAGCGCTGATTGCGGTCCGTACATGTCCGGTGCGGCGTGTTTGTCCAGGATGCGGTCTATCTGCCCGATACGGACGATGAGGTCCGACACGATGCTGTCGATGTCGGTGTAGTCGTCGATTCCGGTGATGCGGTCCGATGTCATGATGTTCGACGCCTGCACGATTGCGAAATCGGTCAGGCCGGTCTGCACGAACCTGCCCGATGCCAGCAGTTTCGATATCGTATTGTCCTGCAACTCGTACTCGCGTTCCTCGTAACGGCCCTTTTCATGGATCTGGACGCGCAGGCCGTAGGTGTTCCCGGTCGGGCTTACGGTCCTGACGGTCTTCCACGCAAGCACATGGTACTGGACGGTATGCACATTGTCCTCTGTCACGATGGGGAACCACAGGCACGGCTGGGCAAGGTCCACGACGCCATGGTCCGATTCCTTGCGCACGTTGAACAGCCCGTCGCCGTACCGTGAGATGTCGATGGCGTTCTGGTATGCGGTGTTCAGCAGGTCGCTGTTCTTTATGATGAGGTCCAATGAATCCTGATCTGTCTTGCTGGTGATCTTCGGCGTCTCTCCGAGCAGCAGGTCCGCGATCTTCAGGCTCATGATCTTCTGGAAGTTCATGATGACCGGGTAACTGATGACCTGGTCCCAGTTGCCTATCACGCGCTCGATGCGTTTCAGCGCGTCATGGTAGACCGTCGCGTGCTTGCATTCGAACAGTTCCCGGTTATGCTGGTACATGTTCAGACGGTCGTATTCGCACTTCGGCGGGAACGGTTCACCTACGGACAGCCAATTCAGATTTGTCAGCATGTAGTATCTCCTTTGCTTTTTATCGTACCGTCACAACGCCGATGTCCTGTTTCACGAATAGCTCGGTCAGCGCCCATACCGCGGCGTCCAGATTGTTCGGCGACTTGTCTCCGGGCTGCCACTCGCAGTACTGGTCCTCAAGGTCGCCGAAGTATCCGACGTGGTGTATCCTGCCCTGTTCGTACATCGCGGCGATCGGTTCGGCGCGTATCACCTTGCCGCGTGTCGCCGTGACTTTCTTGTATGCCACGTTTCGGTCCACGGATTTCAGCACGAACTCGATCATGTCTCCGCCGTTGTTCGCCTCTCCGATGATACGGTCCGCCGTCCATTTGTAGTATGCGTTCACCGCAACCCTCGCCCATGCGTCCGGGCTGGCTTTGATTGTCCTGTCTTCCAATATGTACCCGTGATTGTTTGCATCCTTGCCTGCCACGATTATTCCGGTGTCGTCCGATTCCTCGTTGCTCGTCACGGCCGGGTCTATCGCCACGACGATGCGGACCAGGGCGGGACATACTGCGACGCGCGAATTGTCGATATCGGCACGACGCCACAGCGAATTCGGATTGTCGTCCAATACCTCGGCGTACAGTTCCTGCCGTCCGAGCCGGGTGTTCTCGTATTTCTTTACGACGGTCTTGATGAACGCGTCGGCAAGATTCCCGATGTTGTCGTACGTGCTGCCCTTGGTTATGATGGTGTCCTTGTCCTTGATGAGGTCCTTGATGGTCTTGATGGGCTTCGGCGTGGTCGTTATGATGATCTGCGGATTGTTGCCGAGCCTCAACCCGAACATGATATTGTCCAGCGCTTCTTGAGGCTGCCGGTACTTCGCCAGCTCGTCGATCCATGCCTTTTCGCACTGACCGCCTCTGGACTGTTCCGGATTCTCTCCGGAGTATATGGAGCAGACCGCGCCGTTCTTCCACGTAAGCCGCAGTTTCGACGGTTCATAGAGCGGCATGTCCCATGACGGGCAGCAGTTCAGTATGCCGGACTCGCCCTGTATCATGACATCCCGCGCCTCGCCGGGCGTCTTGGCCATCAGCGCGAAATACCGGTATCCCTCGTCCTTCCATTTGCGGATCTGTTCGGATCCTACGCGGGTTTTTCCGAAACCTCTTCCGGCAAGAACAAGCCAAGTGATCCATTTGCCGGGCGGCGTCTTCTGGTTCTTCCTCGCCCAGAACTCCCAGTCGTGTTCCAGTACGGCCAGTTCCTTATCGGTGTATTCACTTAGTATCTTCGTCCTCTGCGATTCGGGAAGCGATGCCAGCAATTCGGCCGTTGATGCGTTCTCTCGGTGAATCGATTTCAATCGGGCCACCGTCCTTTCCTGTTATCTCGCTGGTTATTTTAACTCCATATCTATCTCTGTATTTTCGCTCAAGAAACCATGCAGCTGCTTGCCATGTTCCATTTTGTGCCGCTTTTTGTATAACTTGGACGTTCCTGATTTCTGATTCTGCCTCCGCTTCTTTTATTGCGTTACGAAAATTACAATATATGGAATTTGATTTTCCTTCCGACTCGTCTGTTATTGCGCGATTTAACCAATCGTAGTATGTTTTTGGTGCAACGCCTATATACTGGCAGACAACCATTGCATAGTTACCTGCCTTGGTATATTTCGACGCATCGTCTATTATTTTTTGGTTAAGTTTTGTTTTCGCCATCACAATTCACCTTTTCCAATATAGCAACGTTTCCGGTTAACTTCTCCCATCTGCTTACGATTACGTCGCAATATTTTGGATCTAATTCCATCATATAACATCTGCGTTTTGTTTGCTCACACGCAATTAAAGTTGTTCCGCTCCCACCAAATAAATCCAATACAATGGAACCAATAGTGCTTGAATTATAAATCGCCCTGGCGACTAGTTCGACCGGCTTCATCGTTGGGTGCTCTTCGGATTTTACTGGTCGGTTGATATCCCATACGTCAGACTGTTTTCTATCTTCGAGTGGGCACAATCTCGGAGCGCCATCTTTCCATCCATACCATATCGGTTCGTACTTGGTGTGATAGTCCTTGCGGCTCATGACGTGATGGTCTTTATTCCATATAATCGTGCTGGACCAATGGTATCCTTGTTCACTCAACACGTCCATTATGTTACCCCATTCCTGTGCAGACATAACAACGTACACCATTGCGCCAGGCTTACTTACAGAATTCATTGAAATAAATGACGTTGATAGAAATTCGTTAAAATTCTCGGTCGACATTTTATCGTTTAGAATAGAGCGCTTCTTCCAGGATGGATGATCCGATCCTCCGTAGTCAACATTCCACGGCGGATCCGTAAAAACAAAATCAGCCTTGTCCCCATCCATGAGTTTTTCAACAGAGTCAACCAATGTGCTGTCTCCGCACATCAGCCGGTGGATTCCTAATTTATAAATATCTCCAATAATGGTTTTTGGTTCTTTTGGAAGAATTGGTTCAAATCCATCTTCGGTTGTTTCAATATTAATTTCTTCAAAACCAAAATCATGCATGTCGAGTTTAATGTCATTCCTCTCCTCTAGCACTAATTCGTCGATCCATGTGGATTTTTCATTTGTTTTATTATCGGCAAGACGGTAGGCCTTGACTTGATCGTCGTTTAGCTTATCTGCAACTATAACCGGAACTTCTTTCATTCCAAGTTGCAATGCTGCCTTATATCTGGTATGCCCCGCAATTATAACACCATTTACGTCAACAACGATTGGTTGTTGCCATCCAAACTCTCTGAGACTTGCAACAACAAATTTAATTGCTTTTTCATTATTGCGAGGATTCTTTTCGTATGGCCTTATTTCATTCACACTTATATGTTTTACGTCCATAATACCTCCAATCTTTTTTAAATGCCCGGCAACCCGCCCGTCTCTACCGATGATGTCACCGTAGTGACATGGCATTTTCGTTTCCCGCAATTAAAAAACACGCCGGATGGTTCCAACGTGTTCAGATAATTGTACATAGTAGGATTTTATCATTATCGCTGTAACAAGTCAATAGGTTCCGGGATGTTTTTTTTAATCGTCGCGTATGTTTTCACCGGCCCGGATACATCCCGTCGTAGATGTCCAGCGCCTCCCGGTGCAGCCGGCATATCTTCATGCAGTACAGTCCGGTTTCTTCCGATATGGTGCGGAATGATTTGCCCTGGATATACTTCGCATACAGGATGGTCCGGTGGATCCCGTCCGGCATCTTCGATATGCTGTGTTCGACCTGGATGCACGTGATGATGTTGAGCTGGATGGCGAGGTACTTCTTCGCCTTGAAGTCGATGAGCTGCACGAGTCGGTCCTCTGCGGAGTTGCCCCCGGCCGTGCGCTGGATGTCGGTGTCCCGGAGCGGCTTGCACACCGCGTTTATTGTTGCGGTGCGCTGTTCGATGTCGTCAAGCAGGGACTGGATAAGCCGTTTCGATT